TTGCGTTGTTGATGTTGGGGAAGGTCGCCCCGGTATCATCTACTGCGGTGATGGACGGAACCGCTGGAACGGCATTCGTCCAAGTGGTGACGAAGTTCTGATTGAAGTCAACAGCCGCCTGAGTGTAGGTCACTGCGGTGACGGTAACAGCCGCTGTGCTGACGAGCAGTGTGGTAGTCAAAACAGGAATGGTTCCATTCGCCTCATCTACGACACCCGCAGCCCCCGAGATAGAACCGACAGCGTTGCCACCCATGGTGGTGAAAGGCTCTGCGATGGCCTGCTCATAGACCAGAGCAGACATGGTAACAGGCGCAGCATCCGCGTTGGTCCCTGTGGTGAGTGCAGTGATGGCTCCAGTCGCTAGATCCAGAGTCCCGGTGCCCGTTGCGCTTCCCGTCAAAACGCCCCCCGCATCGCAGGTGAAGGTCTCGGTCGTCGGTCCACCGAGTTCGTAATTCAGAGTGAACGTAACGCTCAACCCGTTTATGAGACCACCCTCGGGTCCGGCTTGTGTTGTCAGGGTGCACGTTCCGACATAAGGAGCGGCACCACCAGGTCCAACAGCTGGTGCGAGTGCGACAGCAAGGGCTGTACCTGTGAGGTCTCGGGAGTAGTTCAGCGTGAAAGCCAAACTATCAGGCGTCATTGAGATGCCTGGAGCGAAGTCAGTCACGAGAATCTGACCAACGTAGACTGCCAGTNCTCCAGGTCCGGCATTNGGAATCGCAGTCGCAGCCGGTGCAGCGGGCGTACGCGCATAGACCGCAGTGCAACTCTGGGTTGCCACGAGAGCTACTGAATTCGCCTCTGTGAGGTCAGCTTCGGGGCTGATCGCGGTGAGGGAAGCTGTCGCCTCTGTGAAAGCTACATCCCCAGAAGACGCACCAACTGCACCCGGCGCACCGATGATCGGAGCCAGAAGTGAGCCCAGCGGGCTCACGTAGGCCAGATCGACGACGCCACTGAAGGTGGTCGCTGCGATCCGCGATGCGGTGGCGAACGCGAACTGCTTCTCTACACCATCCATTGCTGGCGTGATGCTCGGGAGGATGTCCTCTCCGGTCTGAGCAACTCCGTTCAGATTATCCGGGTTAGACGTATCCGGGTACGTCGTGAGCGTGAGGATGTCGCTGCCTGCGCCCTCGTCATTGACGACCGTCTTGATGAAGTCATCACTGGTAGCGTCCGAAAGGACAAGACCTTCGAAGGACTCCTGGCCAATGTACAATTCCGTCTGAGTGTCGTACTTGAGGATCTCCAATACGTACCTGGAGAAAGATGCTGTGCTCAGATCCGCAAAGTTGGGATCTCCAGTGAGCTTCGTCTGGTAGAGGTTGCCTGCCGCGCCTTCCCACAGCATGGTCTGCGTGATGTTCGTTCGGTTGTAGGCAGTCGCAAAGAACGTCGCCCCAGCCTGGCACTCGTCGCCACCTGGGAACGTCAGGGTGAGTTCACCCGTGACATAGTCCACCGTTCCGCTTGAGCCACCAACAGGTGCATCCCCGGCGTCGAACCCAGCTAGAGTTCCGGTTCCACCCACATCAGTGAATCTGACCACCGTGGAAACGCCTGCGACAACTAAAATCGACAGCGATGAGGCTTCAACTGGAAGTTCCGAGAGCGGATCAGCGGTGAAGACCAGCGTGGTCAGAATTCCATCTGGTGCGGAATCTGGAACCAGCGTCTCTGGCAAGGTGTCTGCCACCTCTGGAATGGTCGCTGCCGCTTTCACTGCCCCGGCACCGACCACACGCACCACACGCAGCAGCTGCCCGCCGTTGACGAAGTACGCCATCGCCGCCGTGGGAGTGGAGCTAAGCGGTGTGGTGCCGCCGAATTTGGCTGCAAACTCGGTGAACGATGTCACCAGGGTTGGTGTTTCCGTGACACCCTCAAGAGTGAAGCCGATGACGGCACAAGTCGATGGAGACGATCCCGTGATGGGTCCTGGACCGCCAGGAACCTCTTGGATGTATACACCGGGGTAGCTATATGTGGGCATCTCTACCTCTCAGACCTTTTCATGGTGGTCACGTGGCGACGCCACGACGCCACTGGCGATGAGTGTACGCGGAAACAACGATAGGACTCAATGCAACCTGCCGAGCAGAATGCGAAACTACTTTGTCGTCGATGACTTTGATTTCCTGCCTCTTCGGGGGCGCTTCGGCTTTGGAGTCTCCTCCTTTGCCTCTTCGACTTCGACCGCCGCAGTTTCGACCTCTGCGGCTTCTGGCTCTGGTGTGGCGCGACCTTCCGGCGTGGACACGCGCGGCTCTTCAGCCACCGGTTTCATCTTGCTGGCACTGGTTTCGGCAACAATTGATTCACTGAATGCCACCGCACCTGACAGCTTTACTGCCTGACGTGCAATCGGTTGCGCCGGGATCGCTTTCTTCGCGCCTCGACCAGGACTTCCTGATCGCTGAAGCAGACCCCGAGATACAAAACGACGAATCTCCGCTCGGCTCTCGAGCCTTTGATCAACGAACACATGAGTGTACGGTCGAACCCCGACGATCTCGCCGTTGCCAACAGGAACCGCGATCACCCTCTCACTTGTGCTGTAATACCATCCCATCACGTCACCTTCGTCTGCATCCGAATGACCGGATACACGCCAACTGTACCACCATCGCCCTGACCCATGCCATAAGTCTCCTCGTGCCAGAGGTCGAGTTCACCCTGGACCTCAAACGAAACGGTCCAGGCTATGGTTCGGTCAGCGACATCTGCAAGTTCACTCGCTGAACTGATCTGTACTGCGCCTGCATCATACTGCCGAAGATCGCCCTGATCGTCCACTACCCCACAAGTGAAGTAGGGAGGTCGGCAGATCATCAGCAATTGCGTGAGCATGATGACACCCACGTTCTGGCGTCGAGCCATCACCTGAATGTCGTACCCGATGTTCATCGGGATGCCGTTCCACTGGGTCGAGTATCCCGAATACCCTGTCTTGTACTTATCTGGGTACTGCGGGTCGGTCACCACCTCTGGTGTCGCGCCCGTGGCTGGTGCCTTGCGCCATCCGTACCATGGGGCTCGCTCAAACGCGGGCGTGAGCCCAGTCCTCCTCACCAGGAAGCAGGGCAGCATCAGTGGCTGGTACACGTCCTCTGGATACGCAAAGAAGACTGGAACCTTCCCCTCGTAACCGGGCACGTTCGTGGTGACCCCGCCAACATCGAGGGCGTACGCCTTGCGAGTTCCACCGGGCACGCTCAAATCGATGAGATCGGCCTGCATCGTGAGGAACACTCCAGCGTCGAAGTCACGCAGACCGACTCTGGCAAGACCATCTGTCATTCATCATCGTCTTCGTAGTCTTCATCATCTTCATCCACCTCGTCGAACTCAAAATCGTCTTCAGCTTCAGCTGCGGTCGCGACGATGTCTCGGATCTGATCCACGCCTTTGCGTAGGAGCGCATTCTCAATGTCGCCCAGCGTCTTGTTCAAGTCTTGAATGTCCATTTCATCTCCTTCTACTTTTTCAACCCTACGGCTTTGCCGACTCTGTCCCCAAAGCCATCTCGCTCCAATTGCGCGGCATCACCAGCTGTTATGTTCTGAGCCCCAACACCAAAACCAGTGCCCTTGCCCTCGATCACGAACTTGACGAAAGCCTTTTGCACCGGGTCCAGCTGCGACACCAACGCCCGTAAAGCGGGACGCCAGTGAGCACGTTGAGGCTCGTTGTATCCAAACTCCGTCCGTAGGACNGAAAATGCAAGGTCTTCTTGCACTTCTGAACCCTCCAGTGCTGAAGAGTCCTGGCTAATGCTCACATTGCGTAACCCGGATCCACGGAGTCGCTCTTCGATCTCCGGTGCCTGACCTTTGAGCTTCAGGACTCGCCTGTTGATCTCTGCCTCAGACACCTTGCGCGACACCAGCTTCGCCTCTGTGGTGATCTTGACGGGCAGCATGTTCGATGGCCACGGGTTGTACAGACTCAGGATCACCACCCACTTGTCTGATCTCGGGCGTGAACCACCAGACTGAGTCGGGGCTTGTGACTTCTTGCGGGGCACCACATAGACCAGCTGGTTTCTCTCATCGGAGACATCGGTGACCGTCCTGACCACTCCAGGATGGATCACACCGGCAAGAACAGGGTCTCCCTCAACGAGAACGACCTTGAGGTCATCTGCGTACTTCTCGTCCTTGATGGTGGGTGCCGTTGCTTTCACCAGGTCCAGGAGTACCTCGGAAAGATCCACCAGCGAGAGCGCCTGTGCCTCCACGGTCCTCGGTGCCCACTTCTCCATGCCCTTGAGCATCCTCTGCGAGGACTTCGTAAGCTCGATGACATCCTTCATGTGCGTAGCTCGTGCGCGTGCGTGCGTGTTATGAACGGAGGAGCCTCGCCTTCCATCGAGTAGGACTCGAGAAGCTCCATGTGTTTCTCGCACACACCCAGGCTTCCCTGGTCTGGCGTCAAGACCAAGCCATCCGGCTCTGATCCACAGACGAAACAGACCTTGTTGAGCAGGTCAGTCATCGCGCCCTTGTAGTGCGGGAAGGACTTGCCCTTCAGTGGACCCGCACAGTTCAGCCCACGAGCCTGTGCCACGCAGTAGTCCATCCCTCGATCCTTGCCCGCCCAGTAGTGCTCGCACGTAGCACAGACGAACGCGACGCCCTTCCGTACCTCAATGGCGACCTTGCGGGGATTCACGGATCTGTCTTCCTGTCTGGGGTGAACTTGGAACGCTTCCTCAATTCGAACTTCCAACCCACCGTGTCGGCTGTGTCTATCAGGTTGCCGCCCGAACCGACCTTGACGATGTCGAAGTATCGATTCATGCAGTACACAACGTCGCCCACCTTTGGATTCTGGCTCGTCTCGCCGTTCGCGATCCATTCGTTGTAGGACAGATACGAAATGGCGTCGAATTCCTTGATGAATCCCTCTTCCTCGGCACGCTCTTCCAGGTCCTCTGCCTCTGTGAACTCCACAGCCATCGTCATCGTATGCGAGTTGTACTCCCATCCGTCTGCGTTGGCCATGTCATAGGGCTCGTCATAGAGGGGATCGACGTTCTCGTACAACTCGAGCCAGTAGTAGGTGACTACCTGCCCGGTCAGCTTGATCCTCTCGTCCTCGTAGAACCTGGTGAGGGGAAGTTCAAGCCCTCCGCTGTCTGGGTAGAGTGCCACCTACTTCCATTTCCCAGAGGCACGGATCTTCGCCACGATGGGATCACCCTTCCTCCTGATGCTCCCGGTCTGCCAAGACGTCCAGGCGCGTTTCTTCTCAGAAGAGCTGGCAGTGGAGTCCACTAGCCTCCACGCGCCATGGAGCTTTGGATTCTCCTTGTTGGCGTTGATCCACATCCACAGTTCCATCCCTCCAGGAAGCTCAGCCTTGAATTCAGCCCTTGCCAGCAATCTCGTGGCTGAAGCCGAACTGATCGCTTCCCCTGCCGGGGAGCCACGTAGCTTTGAAGCGACATAGGCTCTGATCTGGTTCAGAGCCATCTTGCTGTCGCCCCCAGCACTCTCGATGAGCAGGTGTTCGACACCTTGAATCAGGTCTTTCATTTCATGCCCGTGCCGATCGACGCTCTCGCGCGCGCTTATTGCAGATCTGTGCGTCTAACTTGCCGATGATCGCGTTGACGAGCTTTTGCGTCTTCTGCTTCCCGCCAATCACCCCAATGCCATTCTCGTACTTGCCATCCGCACTGAGGGTCCACTCTACGTTGGCCTTTCCGTACTTTCCGATGTCGTGAGAGGTCATGCTGAGTGATCCATCGCCGATCTTCACCTTTACCGACGCGGACATCTTCCCGGATCGACCATACTTGACGGTCGTCACCGCGACCCCAATCGCGTCAGCCTCGATTCGGAGATCCTTCACGATTGCCTCCAAGGACGATCGGTGATTGATCGCAGATTCCTCGGACAATGTACGAGCGATCAGCCTGATGAGTTGTTTCATTTCTACGTCCTCAGAAGCTCAGGTCATATCTCATCGAAGGCATCCTGGGCCTGTCGCCACGCCTTCCTGCCCTTGCTGGTCAAGCTGGCTCGTTTCCCCATCCGATGATCCTCGATCTCAATGTAGCCCAGCTTCTTGAGTTGGCCCGCCCTCTTCGCGGGGATCTCAAGTCTGCCTGAGCCGACAGGTGCAAACGACCGAGGCCCATCCATGATGAAGTCCAGATCCCTGTACCACCAATACTGACCCTGGTGAGTCTTGATCTTCTCTCGGGGGGAGTACACCTTGCGCTTCTGCCCCTCGCTCATGGTGAGGTCTGGGTTGGCGTCGAACGCATAGCGAATGTCGTCGTCTGACCACATCGCCTCTTCCAGGCTCCTGAGTAGGTCTTTCATAAGTTCTCCTAGAAGCTCAGGTAGAGACCTGTCTCTTTCTCAAAGATGCTCTTGAGCTTGCTCGCGTACACGTCGTTGTAGGTCTTCGTGACCTTGAACCTCGACCCGTGGATCGAGCCGAAACTCACGTCGTAGAGGTCCTTGCCGTTGAGGATGATCTTGACGTAATTGGGCCTGTTCCCGCCACCTGGTCGAGGAAACCTGAAGCTCACACCGCCCAGACCCTCACCGGACTTGGATTCGCCAGCTGCCCTGTACGATGCTGCGTTCTTCGCACCGATCATCATCCGAATCCTGCCCCATCCACCCATCTGCTTTAGGATGGTGTTGGCTACCTGGTTCGACTCTGACAGATCAGTCGCTGCTGAATCAGCCTTGTGCGCCGGGTCCAGACCCTCCGAGAACGCTACACGCGCTCCCAGCCACTTGGCGATCTTCTTGGCAGTCGCCTTGTTGAAGTTCCAATAGACCGTCTGGTGCATGACATTGGCACCCTTGCGGGTCACGTCTCCAGTCAGGATGTTGAGCGACCCACCGCGAGACATGAACCGAACCGGGGTGCCATTCTTGACCATCTCCCCACGGACTTCATCCTCCTGGTCCTTGGTCAACTTCGCCTCGATGAGGTTGTCCAAACCTTCGATGAGGTTTGCACCCAACTCGGCGAGATCGGAGAGCGTGCTTCTTGCACCGCCCATCTTCTTTCGCCTCTTCCAGTCGGGGCTGGGTCCTGTCTTTTTCTTTGCCCACTTAGGCTTTTGCCCACTCCAGCAGAGGCGACCGTAATCCTTGCCTGCCCCCGCCTTTCTGGCAGCGCGGCCACACAGTCCCTTCACTTTCTCTCCCTTGGGAAAGTCTTTTTTCGTCTTGAAGTAGAACCTGTCGTCCCCCTTGCGTTCCCCGTCTGAAGCTGACCCCCGACCCGCAGCCGACACCCTCGCCTTTGAGGTCCATCTCCCATCATGAGCCGTGTGGATCGTCCTCTCGTCAAGCTCACCATCTTCGCCCACGATGACGGGCGAGTCATACAACTCGAGACCTAGACCTTGGATCTCGGCTGCGCCATCCACGAGTCGCTGGTAGATCGTGGGCTTGCTGTACACGACGATGGGCTCGACCCGCACCGCATACTGACCCAGGCCCCACTTCGGATTCACGGTGTCATCGAAGATCACCTCGCCATCGACCAACCCCAAACCCATCGCCAGGGTGAAGACCGCTTTCGCCTCTTCCAGATCATGGAAGAAGAACGCCGCTTCGGAGTCACTCCGATTGTCGGCCTCCATGAGGGGTCGCGCAACAGGTGCAGCTGCCATCGCCAGAGCCATGAGCGCATCTTCTCGATCCGAGACTCGGTGCAATCGATTGCGCTCGATCTCGCCAACCTCATCGACCTGCATGAGTAGGTCCACTGTGTCTTTGAAGTAATCCATTGGATTCATTGCTGTCACCCTAACTGGGATAGGAGGTTGTCGAGCGAAGACACCGCCTCTTCGCGGCGTCCGGTGCCTTTGTACTTCGGTCGGAAGGACGGTGTGCCTGTCAGGAACCCATTGATCAATGCAGCCTCGTCCTCGGGCGTTGACTTGCCCGAATCATCGTGAGGTTGTGGGAGCCCATACCCTCCCTTTCCCGGATTCGCTGGGTCATCTGATTGATAAGCAGCAATTGCCGCTTTTCCCTTTGGACCCGCCTTAGTTGATACCCCCGTGGGGGTCCACGTCAGCTTCATGGGTACCTCGCTGGCACCCATGACGAGGAGTTCAGCCTCTTCGTCAAAGCCGGTCTGCATAGCCAGGCTAGTGGCTAACACCGTCTCCACTGCCGGAGCACACCTAAGGACGAATTTGTTCTTTTCCACGAAACCAGTAGAGGGCAGGCCCAGTTGGTGGGCCTTGCCAGGCCCATATGAGTAACCACCATGACCAGGCCCCAGAGACCAGCCAGATTGAGGTCGTTGGTTACAGAGCACACCAAGATCATACTGGGTGACGACCGTAGCCACTGCCGCTGTATCTTCTCGGCTGAGACTGCTGAATTTATTCGTGCCCCTGGTGCAGAGGACCCTTCCGCCCTTTATGAACGCAGGCAGACCCTTCTTCTTCGACTTCGACTTCTTGGAGCGCTTCGCTGCCTCACGGAGTGCCCATTGGTTCACGGCGTACTGGTCACGCAGGAAGGACTTCACGTTCTCCTCAACCTGAGCGATGTTCTCCTCCGTCCAGTGCGCGGCACCGATCTTCGTGCCGTCTTCGCCGATCAGTGGTCCGTGGAACGCTCGTAGGACCCTGACCCGATCGATCTTTCCATCTGAGTCGATGAACTTGTCTTGCTTGTTGTACTCTGCCTGGTGATCCAGGTCACCACCAACGCCCATGCCCTTGAGGATGAGTTGCAAGGCGCGCACGCCTTTCTCGGTGGGACTGCCATAGTGCTGCTGCTGCGCCGACCGCATGTGCGCGTATCCATTGGTTGGCGTGGCCAACTCGTGGAGGTAAGCCAACCCCACAGGTCTGCTGCCGTAAGCATTTCCTGGGTTGTTGGCTTTCAGTCTATGGTTGAACTTGCCGCTCAGACGGACCTTTCTGCCCTTGAAGTGCTTGTTGACCTTCGCGATCGAGGAGTTCACGCTCTTCTTTCCAAACGCGCTGTTGATGAAACGAAGCGCACCCATGGTCATGCCTGGTTGCTTCGCAGCCTCAGCTTGGAACGTCCCCTTCTTGAGAGACGAGATGAACGGAGCACTAAGGGGGGAACTGATGCCAGTCATCGAGGTTGGGCCGGCTACCGGTATTCCAGAGCCTGAGCCCTCAGTGCCGTGGAACCCCACATGCAGACCGTCTCGCATCGTGCGCCAGTAGTCGATCGAGTCACGATCTGGCCAGATCTTCTTCTCAAGGAGGTCTTCGACATCTTGGATGATGGAGTGAAGGTTCATTTTTCCACCTTCTTCTTCGTCCTTTCCGGGTCCTCCATTTCGCCCTCAATCCTGACAAACAGCTGACCCTCGATCATGTCGAGTCGGATCGCTTTCTTGCTATCTGAGAACCACTTGTTGAACTCGATGAGATCAGTCCTCTCGAGCTTCCCTGCCTTGGCAGCTTTCGCTGCCATCTCTAGCACAGAGAAGACTGTGTGGTTCTTCCCCTTCAAGTACTTAGCCATGTATTCACCTAGAGACCAAGGTCTCTGATCACGGTTTCAAGGTATGAGTGCCGTTTCTTCAGCTTCGGAAGCATGGAGCCACCGTACTGCTTGGCGTCCTTCAACATCTTGTCCTGACCGTACTTATCGGCGAGAAACTCTATCCTAGCCAGCCCATCTCTCATGGCTTGATCCACCTTGGACCACGACAACCGCTTGAACACCTTCGCAGCCTTGCGGAACTCGGCCTCGTTCATCTTGCTGAAGAGCCTGTAAGCCTTGCCCGACTTCCGTCCCGGCCCGGTCAGACCGGTCCAAGCTGCCAGTTCGTCAACTACGTCTCCGAATCTGCCCTCTGGCTTGCGCTGACCTTGCGCCCGAAAGTCCATACCTCCAGTGTCGATCCTTGAGACCTTGCCGCCCTTCCCCACGAAGAGGTTGAACTGTGGCGCGCTGCCGATCACGTCCCAGTTACCCAGGAAGGCATCGACAAACAGCCCTCGGGTTATGTTCGACTTCTTGAGTATGTCGATCGGGTCCATGCTGTGACCCTTCACCTGCCGCCCGCTCACAGTGCCCTGTACCAGACGGAGGTGATTGAGGTCATCGCTCATCACAAGCTCAACCTGAGGGGCTACGCGCATACCCGCAGCCTTGTAGATGAGCCATGTGAGGTATTCGTTGAAGGTCTGGAGGTCGCTCGCCGACCTCTTGGAGAAGAACCGTCCCTTGTTCTTGACGCCTTTCCGCCTGACTAGACGGATGTCATGCGTGGAGGTGGGAGCGGACTCGCCTGGCATGGCCTCGTACCGGTCCCCCTCACGCACCTCAAGAAGATCACTTCTTCCAGATGTCGGGATAGTCATCCTGAGGATGGTATCCAAGGAACCGACGCTCTCTTCCAAGGTTGCCCTTGAGCTTTTGAATTTTGGCCTGTCCATAGCTGAACATGGTAGACCAAACATCCGCGTAGGCGCAATGCAAGTCGTCATCAGCAACGCTGTTCTTGAAGTTGGGATACCCTATATCCATGATCGATTCACGGATGGCATCGGCAACGTCACGCCTGATGACAAATGCCCGGTAATGGTAGTCGTTGTGAGGCGTGTGCGCGACTTTGGCGTCGGGAAACACTCTCTCGATGTGCCCCTTTACCCTGGCTCGGACGCACAAGAAACCGCTCTTTGAGCCATCCTCATGGGGCGTACCACAGCCCAATTCTCCCTTGTCTACGATGCTCAGAAACGCATCATTTTTGCAGATCCACATACACTCTCTCCGTCTGAAGCTGACAACAGTGCCAGCTATCTAGGGAGAATGTAACACACCTGATACGTTTTGTCAAGCCGCAAAGAATCCAGGAGGCTGGCGCGTGAGCTTCAGACGGTTGATGACTTCAGCCTTCAGGACATCTGCGTTCGCGAACAAGGTGTCCCCGTTCATGCTGATGGTGCCAGTTGCGCTGGGGAGTTCTGAGTACTTCGTGCGGATCATTCCGAGGGTTTCCAAGCACTCAGCATAGCAATACTTTCGCATCAGTCCGTAATCAGGACTGCGGAGCAGAGACACATCCACCTCAGACACTAGGTACCTGGTGAATGCCGACGTGCCCACCTGACCTTCGGTGGGGGTGATGACCAGCTTCCTCTGGGCGTAGTCCCAGTACCAGTCTCGGTCGATCCCGAGAATGGTCTTGGCCATCTCTCGATATTGAAGCGCCTGCACCAGGTAGGAATAGCCACCACCGACCCCACTGCCGTCGATACGGTAGCCCCCGTAGATCCCAAAGCTCAAAGGACCGAGTTCCACTCCAGCCCAATTGAACTGGTCGTACAGGCCAGCCTGGTTCAGGGCGAATGACACCTCGACCACCTGCTCACAGTCAGCTGGCATGTCGAAATTGCCGCCCGCGTTGATACCGGTGACCTCGTGAGTCTTCGTCTGCCCTATGAACTCCTGGAAAACGCGCTTCGAATCATCGATCGCGTCGTCTATCTGGTCAGTGGTGAGTTCCACGCCCACCACTCCAGCCCCTATCTTGCGCTGGCAGTAGCTAGTGAGATCCGCCTCTGACTGGGCCATGACTTACGCTCCAGACTTCTCCAGGACAGGTTTGATCGCCGTTTGGATCTCGACGACCTTAGAGTAGATCTCACTGTGGGACACACCCGATGAGCGCATCGATGCCATCGCAGCCTCACTTACTGCTGCCATCACACGCTCGACCTGGCTGTCCTTCAGGATGCTGGGGTCCACTTCCGGCTTCTTAGGCTCAGCCTTATGCTTAGGCTCTGGTGGTACCTTCTCACCCTTCTCGTCCACCTTGATGGAATCATCCACCGCAGAGTCTTCCTTCTCGTCCTCTGCAACCGATTGCGCGTTGCGGTCGAACTGGAACTCGTCCGGGTCGATGACGTTGACATCGTCCTTCATCAGCACGAACGAGTAGAGGTGGGTGTCGTAGATCCGATTCCCCACAGCCGACCTTGGATCGATGATCTCACGCAGCTGGACGGCCCCGTAGCTGTACACCGCTTGCACGATGCCAGTTGAAACCGGGTTTCCAGTCTTCGTCACCACCATGACCCGCTCACCGTCTTGGAGCGTGTTCGGGTCAACAGCCAGGCTCAGCACGTCTTCTGTGAGTGTTCCCATCAGCTTCTCTTCTTGGAAGACCTGGATTTCCTCGAGGTCGTTTTCTTAGCTGGAGCCTTTTTGGGTGCCCGCTTCCTTGGAGCATTCTTAGCTGGAGCTTTCTTCGCCTCAGGCTTCGGCTCTTCCTTGGCTGGAGTGGGCGGATCAAAAGCCTCGTTCTCTGGTGTAGACGGATCGTCTGGTCGGAAGGTCCCATCCTCCTCGCGCGCACGCACGGGCTCTGGTTCGGGCTCTGGCTCTGGCTCTGGTTTGGGTGCCGGGGGCAATGGTGGAGCCGGGGCTGGCTCAGGTTGCGCCTGAACAGGATCAGGAATGGCTTCACACGAAACGTGACCAGCATCAACAAACTGTCGCAGGAAGTCCTGATCCCGCCTGTTGTCGGTCACGAGGGTACCGATGGTCACCCTTCCCGCACTCAACTTTAACGTCAGCTGACCTTTCAGGGCAGTATACCGCATCTTCATGACAACTCCCAACGTAAACCGGGTCGATCCCGGTGTCCGCAGACTACCAGAACCGACCCGGTTCGACCAAGGCACCTTCAGCTACTACCCGAGGATGGCGGGCAGACCTTGGACAAGGATAGTCCCGTAGTACTCAGCACGAAGCATCTGCTTCGCATACCGAGTCCTCAGACCCTTACGGAACGTGAAGTCGTCCGGGTCCAGGAACGTGGGAGTGACCTGGAGCGGAATGTACGGTGCGTACACATAACCCGCGTCGAGGAAACTCGATCCCTTGAGACCAACCAGGATCCGCTTGGTCGTGGCCACGCCACCCACACCCTGCGAGTCCATGAACGGATCCTGATAGACGGCGAACTTGTTGAGCAGAGTGCCGAGACGCTGCACACCGAAGTTGCTGTTCATCGGCCCATAGCTCGGTGAGACAGGCTGTGTCTCGATCTGATTGATGTTCATGAAGTCGCCGTGAGTGGTCAGCTGAGCGAACAGCGCACCAATTTCGGGCGGAACAACAAGGAAGTTCGCCGGGGCACGCATGGAACCCGAGTGAATCTTCGAACTCATCGAGGAGATCGCGGTCAGCAGATCGCGGATCGCGCTCAATGAATCATTCTGGGTGTTGGCAACCCAGCCAAGAGGCTGAGCAGCAGACACGTCGTATGTAAAGCTCCACCGGGCACCGGTGATGAGATCGTCGATGATCTCACGGTCGAGTTCCAGGGCGATCTCGTTGGAGATGCCTGCAACCAACTCGGTCTCGGCGTTCAGACCGTGGAATGCCCGAAGGTCATCCACTGCCTCGGCAGACCAGCGAGCCTTGAGCTTCCTGGTGATCGCCGTGACGGTCGTCAGCGTGATGTCGATGTTGACTTCAGGGATAGCTGCCTGCTGTCCGAGAGTCATGTTGAAGGTCGTGGAGTCCACGCCCGCGCCCGGTGCCGTCGTGTTCGCGACAAGCTCCGAGTTGTAGAAGTACGTCGCCGTGATCGCATTGGCACCACCGGCTGGGAGATTCCCTGCGAGCAGGCCACCGACGTTCAACGTCCACGCGCCCGTCACGTAATTGATCGTACCAACGGCAGTTCCAACGTCAGCAGGGAACGAAGGCGCGGTTGCAACCGCCAGGATGCCCGCTCCGTTGTCCGTGATCGTCACCGTTGTAGCGGTGGCGTCGAGATAACTGAAGGTCGTGAGTTGACCCTTGGTGTCATCCCTTGGGGCAACAGGCAACCAGCTGAACGGGGTGCGGTCAGTCGGGTTGACAGCGTTGTCCCATTGAGTGTTCGCGAGAGGCGTCAGGACCTTGGTCTCAAAGTCGATGAACTCGCTGGAGTACCACTCGCTGAACGTCTGAATGAGGTTCTGGTTGGCAGTGATGTTGCCCTTGGTGTTCCCGTACTTGTACTCGTAGGTGAAGATTCCACCCACAGGGGCCGTCATCGGCTGCACCGAGACAATCTGATTGGCGATGAGGTTCGGGAAGACGCGACGCAGAATCGGGAAGATGTACTTAGTGAACGAGCCGACGCCCGTACTCAGGGTCTCCTCATTCAAGCCACGCAGATGATCCATCTGGTTCTCGAAAAGGATGCCCATCACGCCACGCTGGTAGGGGTTCTGGATGCCCTCAAGCATCGGTCCCCACTTTGTGGATACGGCATTTACAAAGGAGGTGTCCACGGCTGTCCGTGCCCCACCATTCTCGAGAAGTTTTCGCGCTTCCATGAGTTATCTCCTGACTCAGTGCTTGTTGATCCCTGCGAGCGACCGGAAGTCACCCATGCTCATGTCACCAAATACGGATGCTGGACCGGCTTGTCGAGAATCATCTTCATTTAACGCTTCTGGCGTTTCTCGTGCCGCTCCGCGCAATCGATTGCGTATGCCTTCCAGGGACGAATCACGCATGGTCTTGCGTCCCGTCGTCCGTACGATCTTATCGACTGACTGCTCATCCGAAGCGCCCTCAAGGAGGTCCATGAGCCTGCTGGAGTTCGTAAACCCACGCGCCTTCTCATTCTTGTACGCGCGCAAGGACGCCTCTTCTGCCAGTTCGCTGTTGCGAAGTGCCTCGGTGCGATAGTCCTCGCTGAGGTCCAACGCCTCATCCAACTTGGACTTGAGAGACTTGATCTGGCGTCGGAGATTCTTCCGATCTGATTTCAGGTTGCTCAGCACACTTGCCTGCTCGTCGAGTTGAGCCTGCACCGTGGCGAGTTCATGATTGTCGTGCTCCTCAGCGAGACCTTCCATCTCACCCTTGAGGACCTCTACCCGGTCCCGAAGCTCTTCCAGGTCCTCGTAGCTTCCAGGATCTCCAATCAACTCGACGATCATGTCGTGTCGCGGATGACCCCCGATCGACTGCTCCAGCTGAGCACGGAAGATCGCCTGGCGCGCAACGCCCTTAGCCCGATCCATCTCCTCAGAGATCTTGGCAATCTCAAGGTCCTTGGCTTTGAGAGCATCCTTAGTCGCCTGAACGTCGCTGTTCTCTTCCTGGCGATAGTCGGAGACCATCGATGCAATCTGAGCCAGCACAGCCTTGGATCCAGCGACATCCGGGTCCTCACACAGCTGCTCACGCACGGTGGCTTCCACCTCTTCCCGAAGCAGGGTCATGCGATCCACCAGGAGACGACCGAACTCATCACGGAGTTCGTCCTTCGCCTTGGCTCGCTCTACGACGAGCATGTCGTTCAGAGCGGTCTCGACCTTGTCTCGCTCGTCCTTGCGGAGTTCCTCAGCGAGGTCTGGAAAGGATTCCTCGAGAGACGCAGCGCAGAATATGTTGTCGTCTACGTCCTCAGTGAAGATGCCTGGGTAGGCCGACTTCATCGCTGGATCGGCGACAAAATCGAAGGTGCGGAGCATGAAGTCCTCACCGACGACCTGCTGACCAGCCTGTCCCTGCTTCGTTGAGCCAAAGCCACGGGAACTGACACCAACCTCGGCGTTCGCGTCGAGGATTGCCTTGAGGGTGCGACCATTGGGAGTGTCCAGGATCTCAGCCTCACCCATGACCACGCCATCACCGTCGATCGTCAACTTCGTGATCACATGACTCGCGCGCGTGAGCTTTGTCTTTCCGTCTGCTGGGTGGTCAAGCTCACCAAAAACTCGGCGTTTACCAACATTCTCCTGGAGCTTCTTGATCTCACGCTCGTAGATAGGTCTCGGGTAGACGCGACCATTCTGAGTCGCAAGGTCCGCTCGGCCAAACTCGCCTCGCGCTACCGTCTTTCCGTTCGCGCCCTCGTCAAGCGAGAGACGAATCGGGAAGGCATCCATCAACAGTGTCTTGGTCATGCTTTCTTCCAGAACTTTGGCTTGAGCGGGGTTCGATCGTTGTGAAAGTAACCCAACTCAGTCCTTCGCTTGTGCTTCTTGCCTACCTTCCGGCTTGTCTTCTTCCCGCCAGGGTTCAGCGCCCCTTTGAGTGAGACGAGCCCCGCAAGTTCGCGACGACCGCTGGAGTAAGCGGTGCGCCTCTTGCGGGGCTCTTCCGTCAGTTTCCCTCAGTGTCCTCAATCTCTTCCAGGCACCGCTTGATCAGGTTCAGTGTGGGCCGGACTGCCGCGTCGAAGTCTTCTTCGCTCTCGTAGAGTCCTATGGTCAGGCTCTCAAAGCTCTCGCCAAGCACCTCATCGACGGCAACATCGTCGATCCACTCACTGATCAGGTCCATCACTCGACCGATTCGCTCGATGGTCTCAGCGAAGTCACCGTGATCGGTGTTCTCACTGAGAGACAGGGAGCGAAGCTCGTCAGCTAGACCAGTGTCCGTGGACAAGCCCCGACGTTTTCGGCGTCGGGCAAGGGTCTTGCCCCTGGTGCGAGCATACCTATCAGCTTTCGCCCCACCGGCACCGCGCATGTGGATCTCGCGCTTACGCTTCTTCTTCCTGCTTTCCCCAGCCGTGTACTTCTTGATCTTGCCCTTTACCGTATGGTAACCGGCTTGAGCCCGACGCAGGAACCCGCCCGTAGTCTTCTTGAGCTTCGCCCATCGAGCCTCCAGGAGATGAACTTCTTCCTCGGTGAGGGCTGGATTCATCACCAGCCTGTCCAAGCCCTCAAGGATGGCTTCAAGGTCTTCGTCTGAGAGACTCTCAAGGTCCAGGGCCTCAAGACGGTCCAGTAGTGTGTGATTGACGTATGGCGAGTTCAGAGGATCTTCCTCCTCAGCCACTTCCACGGGCTCGTCCTGCATCTTCGACTTGAAGAGTTCGCCAGAGAAGAAAGCTCCCCCGTCGCTGCCCTCAGACAGGACCTTCAAATGGCTGGATGGTGCCACGCCGAGGGACTTCAATTCCTCGTCGAGGTCGGTATTCACTACTCGATTGGTGATGAGTGACATCGAATTCTCCCTAGTCGTCGATGGAAATGTACTCGGCCATGACCAAGAGGTCGCGCATACGATCGCACGACCTATCCAAGATTGTTGCAAATTCCTTCATGTGAACTGTTCCACACGTCTCTTTCAAACCTGTCAGAGCCTCTCTGAGGTTCTGAGCATCGTCGATCAAAGAGGATCCGAACCCCTCTTCGCTCGAGTCGGTTGAGTCTATTGCGTCCGCTACCTCTGTGGCAAGAGAACAAATCGTGTCAACCACTTCGATCATCTGAGCACGATATTCCTGGCAGTCTCCACGCAGCCGCGAGAAACGACGGGACGGAACTTTGCCCTCAGTCACACCCAGCTTGCCGTGGCAAGCCTTGCGGACATCAGCCCGATTCTCAGCGTAATACAGACTCCACTCCCGGTCCCCGGTGGCGCTCTCGCCAAGGGCGATGTAGTCGGTCGCAAAGTAGGTGTCGTCTGTCTTCACCAGAGGTACCAATCCACTCAGGTTGACGGGTGCGCCCTCCCAGATGGCGTCAACAGCACTCAGAATAGACCTGCCAAGCACAAAGTTGAGATTCGACTCGTCGTGACTCTTGATTCCAGCACTGGCTTCATCACCGAACTCAATGCCGTCATCACCTTTTGTCCAGGAACGGTTGAAGATCCCGCCCTCACGCTCGTACACCACCCGGTCAGGGAAGGTCGCGATGGTCACTGTTCCATGTGGCATCGCAGCGTCCACTTGCGCGGATTGGTGCTCGTAGCTGCCTGCCAATGCCTGGCTCAATTCATGGGTGTCGATAAAGCTCATGCCGATCTCCTTCGGAACAGTCCCTCTACTACTTTCACGCGCTTTGCGCTATCCCGCAACCCGGTTCCCACCGCTTCTAGGCTTTGCTCGATCCTATCTGAGGCGGCTGTGATCTCATCCAAGGCACCAGAGAGCCCCTCCAGACGGGATTCAAACGCCACCTCTTTGGGCGTTGTCGGAAGCCCTGGCTCTTTGGGAAGCATGCCAGCCTGAGCCTGCATGCCCATAGCCTCTGGGAACTGCGTGATAAGCTCTTGCGTCAACGCCGTCTGAGTCCTCTGCTCCATCCTGGCTTCGTCCTCTTTCTCCTGAGCGAGCGCCTGTGCGACTTCTTCACTGAAGTCGAACACGTGACTGATTACCCAGTTACGCGGGAAGAACTCAAGCAGACGTGTGGCGTTGTCAGCTTGTGCGTTCCTGAGTTCGATCTGTGCCAACTCAAAGATGGCACTCGGCACACTCATCCTGATCTCAAACTCAATCTCGTCGGGGTCAATCCCGAGAAGAGCGAGGTGGATTCTCGATACCCTTCGAATTCCGTTTCTGATCTCCCGCTGGATCCTCATCACACTACGGGCGAAACGGACATCCTCTTGAGACAGGGCGGCTCTGCTCGTCTCGCCAGCCAGTCCCAGATAAGACGCTGGCACCTTGATCGCGCTGAACAGCTTCGACCGGAAGTACTCCAGATCCTCGACAGCCTGGTAGTCTGGACCGCTGATGACCTCGATCCTGGTTGAGTCCTGCCCCGCCCTTGAAGGGACCCAGAAATCCTCTTGCGCGTTGAGGGGATTCATTCGGAACTCGAGCTTCTTGGTGCTCGTGTTGAACAGCTTCCGCTTCTTAAACTGCTGCTTGACCTGGTTGACGTATGAAATCGCTTGCGCGGGAGGCAGATCGCCCACGTCCACGTAGAAGGCGTATCTGGCTGGAGATCGAGTCAGCTTGTAGACAAGGGCTGAGTCCTCAGCCATCACCAGGCGTCGCCAGATCCAACGTGCGGGCTCCAGAACGCTATGTCCGTACTCGGAGCCAACGTCCCGACCCTGGAGTCGCCAGTTGACCACCTCCCAAGGCTCAAAAACGATCAACTTGTCAATGGTCTTCTTGCCGCTCTCGATCGCCTTCTTGACCTCCTCCCGGCTTACCGCAAAGCCCCCTGTGGGGTCCTGTACATAGCCGATGAGGACACCGTTCTTCTCTTCGACCCTTCGCATGGTCGCCGGTGGAAGATAGCTCCAACCCAGAACTCCTGATTCGTCCGCGATCACCTCGGCGTAGCAGTTGCCGTACTTGGTCAGGGTCCTGGCCAGCACATACACCGTCTCGTCGAGCTTCAACCTCTTGTAGAAGAGGTCCTCCAGGGCGGCTCTGGACGCCAAATCCTTGGACGTGGGCCACACCGACTTCCCGGTCATGGAGTCCGGGATCGTCGCGTCATCTGCATAGATGTCTATCGCGCTCCCGATCTCCGGGTAGTCATCCATCTCCTCGTAGTCCGCGAACCGCTGCATGAGCGTTTGCTCAAGGCGAAGGGACTGACTCAGAGTGTCGTAACCGTCGAGGTAATTGTAGAGGGAGTTCTCAGGCGTGACGAAGTTCTCGCCTCGTCTGAGCTTGTCCACCTGCTTCTCAGGTGTGTTGGCGAACAATGCCCTGATCTTTCCGGCTATGTCGTTCGCAAAGCCCATCGCTTACCCGATGATGATTGGAAGAGGACCGTCTTTACTTACTCTGGTGGGCAGTTCCTTGCCAGCTTTCCAGGGTATTTTGCCCCCAGTGATCCAGCTGTGATCCTCCTTTGGCCTCTCCTGGTTCGACTGAACTCTCATAGGACTTCGGAGGCTTCTCTTCTTCAACCCTTCCACCACTCCAGCCACAGCGTCACTCACATCCTTGGTGCCCGCAACTGGGTGATCCACCTTCCCCTTGATGCGGTCGTACTCGAGAGCCTTCAACTCGCGCAGGAACGGAGGGTAGTTGTAGTACTTGATCCGGTTCTCGTAAATGGCGGATTTCAGGCTCTCGTATGGCTGAATGGTGCGATCAACTGACAAAAGCTCGGTTCGAATGCCCCTGGTCTTCACCTGTTGGAGCATCTCTGCGGACTGATACTGGTCGCACGAAAACCCACCCAGGTGGAACCCGTGATCCTGCAACTCATAGACGAGGCGTCGAACGTCGGGAAGGAATATCTGCTCACCGTAGGGTGGATTGATCCGCAAGACTAGCTCAATCACGTAGAACGGTGCCATGTCCGTGAACTCTTCGCCTTCCTCGTTCCGGCGCACCACCTCGACCCACCGGTCCACGTACCCCATCGCTATTCCAGTGCTGTCACCAGAGAGGGACGTGTCTATGTGGATGTGTCTGGGTCGATCTGGCCTTTTCCTTGGCGCGTAGTAGGTCTCCTGGTAGCCACCCTTGAGACGCCTGGTCTTACTGACACACAGCAGGTCCCAGAGGAACTGACCAGGCCCACCGAAATCGTACTCGGAGACGCTGAATGGGTGTTTCATGGCTGGATCAACGCACGCCATCACCTTGTCCACGCGATGGATGAAAGCACTGATCGCGTGCGTCCCTATGCCAGCGATGTCCCTGATCGAATTCTCAAGATCCCGCTCAAAATCTTCCTTGTACTCCTCGGGCACGTTGATGATCTCGCAACCCTGATCAACGAAGAACTGCTCACGCGCACCGGATGTCTTGTCTTCCTCGAGGATCTTGCTTCGGATCGAAGCTGATCCCACCACGACCTTGAAAGATCGACCGCAGAACGTAGTGGCTGGCTTGACCTCCCACGTGGCGTAGTCACGTGAGAACACCTGTGGATCGTTCACGGCGTTGTTCAGCTTCCGATCGGTGAAAGAGCCGATGGTAGCCGCGCTGGAGCTAAGAATCATGGCACCCGGAAGGTCAGGAGCAGCTTTCAGGAACCTGGACTTGATGCGGCGACAGATGGAGGCGTAGGTCTTCTCGGCCAGGTCGAACTGGGCAACCGTCTTGCCCTTCTTCCCTGTACTCTTGATGACCTCGCCCTTGCTGGCCATGAAGTTGGCCTCATCCAGAGCACCGCCGATCACGTTCATACCGAGGATGCGCTCTGAGAAGCACGAACCGATCGAGAGCATGACCCCATTGGGAAATTGCGTCACATCACGACCGATCTTCAGCCTAAAGTTCTCATTGAAGTAGGGGCTGAGTTTCAACTTGTCCTCGACCGCTGTCTTCATCACCGTCCGAGCCAGGTGGAGGCTCTTGCTGATCAAGGCAATGACCAACTCACTGCCTGGTGACAGCTGGTATGCGGTCTGCGGGCTTCGGAGACAGGACAGCTCGTAGATCATCCGACAAAGAGCGATGGACAGGAACGTCGTCTTGCCCCAGCCAATGCTGCCGGTGAGGACCATCTCCCGGTAGTTGTGCCCGCTCATGGATTCAATCAGGTCCAGACGCACCCGTGGGTAGAGAGTCTCCGTCGAGAGGCCGAGGTAGTACGGGTCATCCAAGAACTGGGCTACCGGCACCGGTTGCCTTAGCCACCTGTGCTCACCCATCGCCTGGATGAGAGTGTTGTCAGAGTTGCCCATCTCCAACATGGTGGCTTCAAGTAGCTTGCGCGCGCGCGGGGGAAGGGATTCAAGCTCCGCGAGCAACATTCGGAGCCGCTCTTCGTCAGTACGACTGGAGTTCCGTCTACCCTTCTGCGTCTTGATCATCTGCCTGCCCCGCGAACAACTCCCCTAATGTGGGCAAGTTCGTGAACTCCGACAAGCTCCGAGCGATGCTCAGAACCTTGTTTCGTGACTCCGGGTCAGTGATTGCCCCACCTATATCTTCACCATACTTCTGGTTGATCTCAACCATAAGTTCCGGCCTGAAGGTCATGGTGCCCAGGTTCTTGCCTCCACCTAGTCCGAGATCCATCTTCATTTCGTGGCTACGTCGTAGCAACTCTATGGCGGTCGTGATCTCAGGCTGGAGGTGCTTATCCAGGGCATCAGCCGACTGCTCTCGGCCCATCGCAAACTCGATACGTCGCAATTGCATCTGGTAGAGACGCTCGATCTCGTCCAGTTCCTCGAGTCCCTTCGGCAAGAAGTCGTCTGGATCAACCGCGTCTTCTGGGTCGATCACAAGGTCCTGATCAGGGATGTCCTTGCGGTAGCGCCCCAGACCCACCATGAGCGAGCCTTCGGTCATGTCGCGGCATTCGCCCTTGTCCTTCTGGAGCCACCTGGCGCACTCCTGGAGCGTCCAGCCGCTCACCAGGCGGTAGTGAAGCTGCTTGTAGCAGCGAAGGGACTTGATGCGCCGATGCTTCCGGGACTTCTTCTTCGGACGCTCGACACCCCCACCGTCTTGCTCATCGGGTGAATCTGTCGGGATGAGCGGCATCAGATTTCTTCGTCTACCAGAGAGTCGAGGGTGTCTGCTCCATAGACAATAGCGTCTTCGTTCGGGTCAAAGCCAATGATCCGAATCCCGACTGCCTTCTCGATCTTCGCGAGGTAGTCTGCCAGAGAGTCGATACCCCCATTGGTGGACAGGAAGTCCGTGCAGATCAAATCGAGAGCATGTCCGTCCTTCTCAGACTCTGCCATGTCCCTCGCACGCTCGAGTGCGCGCGTGACGTTGCCATGCTGATCCGGGAAGAGCTTGAACTTCATGGCGATCGGCTTGTCATCGACTTCGACCGTGGCATCCCCGGCGATCTCTTCGATGACATCGACCCCGTTCTTCCCCTTCAGGACATCCATCATGTCGCGGAAGCTGAGCCCATCGAGACGATCTCGCCACTCATCTGCGTTGTCTTCGTCAACGATCCCGACAAGTTCCTTGGCCTTTGTCCAGCCAAGCCCACGGACCCACTGCTGAATGTGGGGTGGCATCCTGCCGAACCAGTCCTGGATGGACACGAGGTACTGCGCCTTGCGACGCTGCATGTCCAACTCCATCTCGATATAATCGACCCATGAGGCGTGTCCCCAGGACACGTAGTATGAGTTCTGGTGAACATCGTGAAGCAGAACGCTCAGGTCCCAGTAGGACTCCTCTGCGCGTGTACGTGCGTCCTGGACTGCCTTCCGAATGTCGCCGAATTCAATATCTCCAACCACCTCACCTGGCACTACAACTGTCAACTCAGTCATCTCTTCTCCTACTTGCTGCGAGAGCAATGACTAAAGCATCACTCTGATTGTGGTCAGCAAGATTGTATCCACGTTTTGTCAATTCGTCAAGTGCCGCTTTCTTCTTGATGTTGCCCTTGTCGAAGACAACCTTCCTGGCACTGGTCGGCGGGATCACAGTAGGCACGATACCCAGACCCAGTAGGACCTGAGACTTGACGACCCCGTGAAGCTCCCCCAGGTCGTTCTGGGCACCCTTAGCCGCATAGGCGAAGCCTTCGATGGCTATCTCTGTGACCCCATGAGACCTTGCCGCACGGATGATCATCGCCGCTATGGAGGTCATCCTCTCGATCTTATCCCTGATGCTCGATGAACGCTTCAATTTGAATCCAGCGTTGGCTGCGAACAACAGCTTCTCGTCGGAGTCAATGATGGCAACCCCAGTGGCAACCAGAGACAAGTCGAGTCCCATCATCATTTCGCGAAGCACCTCTCTCTCATAGTGCAATTGATTGCACGCCTGGCTCTCTTGGTGTCGCACTCATCGAGACGCTGCCACTGATCCACCCACAAGAGCGCCTCGATCGGCGAAAGTGAATCCAGAGGACCGTCTATGGCATCCACGCACTGGCGGATCATGTCTTCGATCATGGCAACGATCTGATCGTCCCTGTGTATCACATGCTCAGACAGACAGTCTCGGATCTTGTTGTCCAGACCCTTTCGAATGTAGACGATCCGTGACCTGCTGAGTCCAGTGAACATCATGTAGGCGTGAACCTGCATAATGTGCTCTGCCCTCGGTGGGTGCCCCACAGAGCCATCTACGTAGGCGAACCCCCGTTCCCCTATCGTCTTGAGTTCAAGCACCTCGGGTTCCTCGCCTGGCCAGCATAGAATTCCGTCGCAGTGACCAGTCAGGCGCAGTCTGGGCTCACGAAACTCAAGCTCGGCGTAGCGACACTGCCTTGTCGGTCGAGGGATCCAACTGTGTGATAACGGACCCTCAAGGGTATCCCCCTGTACGATCTCACCGTGAGGGTCGATCCACCACCCTTGGAACACGTCGCCAAGAGTGGGCAGATACTCTTCCTGCCAATGGGAGTGAATCGCAGTGCCGGTGCCGAAGATCCAGGCGAGTTCTGAATCCACGTCGCCATCTAGTGGTTCACGGTGATACCTGGAGAGTGCGTACATCCTCGGGCATGCGTATGGCAGTCCAGAGGATCTGAGCCACATCCCTGGCTCGATCCACTTCTTCTCTTCCCTCCCAAGTGAGTCAACTAGCGCGTCAGTTAAGCTTGTGCTGCACGTTTTTTGACTCGGGAACTGCTGACCAATCCTTTTGATTCGATTGAGCATTTTCCGCTTCCTGGCGAGCAAGGATCTGTTCGTGGAGTGCCTCGACATTGAAACTGATCCGAAACAGAGGTTGCTTCACCTTCCCGTAGTTTCGCACCAGGCTCAGCTTCCATGCCTTCGTGGAGCTATATCCCTCCCCCTTGGCCAACTCAGGGTCCTCCTCGTAATCACCCTTCGTCACCGGGCGCACGCTTCGGACGATGCAGTACGCGAATGGAACCAGCTTCCCGTCCCGTTTGATCTGCAAGGTGAACTTCTGTTTCGCCTCGTATGGACAAGCGGTGAATGGTCGCACCAGCGCGTTCGCCTTCTTGTTGTAGATGTTTGCCGCCTCAGGCGTGGAGATGATCATGACTGCTCCTGTTCCAGCAGACGCTTGAAGACTGACAGCGGTATCGCTATCCAGTCCCGCTCTGCAAATGTGTCCTCGATTCCCTTGATCTCAAATTGAAGAGCCGGTTCTTTGCCAGCTGCCATAGCTTCACGGGAGATTTTACTCAGCCACTCACCCTTCACCGACAGGCTCTTGTGCTTCGTCTGTTTGCACTCAACCAAGAACTTGGAAAGGGAGTGCCCCTCACTCGACTTCTGTATCACGTCGCCCTTTGCGTAAGGCGAGCTTCCTGAGCCTGGTTGACGCCTTCCGCTCAGAACCCTCGCTACTCGGTTCTCCTGCCCCTTCGGGGCCTCGTCGAACTCTCCGAACACCTTTGGATAGAATTTTGCCACCCTTCACCTCCCATTCTCCCTGCGAGTAGACGTGCTGAGTCACAGACTCATCCCTGTGCACCACGAAAACCCTTCGTGAGAAGCACACGTCGCATATTTCCACCACATGACCGTTCTCTGCGACGGCTTCCAGTCGGAACTCGCACTCATGGACAGGGTGAGCCCTCACTTCTTCCCTATCCCTGAGCTTCTTCAGCTTCGATCGAAACTTCTGCCACATCCTTCTTCAACATCTCCCAAGCCATGACGGTGACGTGAAGCGGGTCAGTATCCATCACCGCTATCCAGTCCCCGTGTTCCAACTGTTCCAGTTCCTTTTCGGGCACCCGGTTTGGAACCGGGACCATCTTCATGGCCAGCGAGCGCAACGAAGCACACAAGGTCTGACCATCAATGTCTGCTTCCCGGCAGAGAGCTTTGAACAAGGACTCTGCCATCGGACCCAAAGCCTCCCGCACGTCCGCGCAGAAGTTTGAGTAGAGCGTTGCTGTGGGGTCCACAGCGATAGGTCCGCTGACCTCCAGGACCCTCACCTTGTAAGAGACCACCCGAGATCGATCTTCCTTGCGTCGATGGATCACCTCAATGAACCCGGCGCGCTCCAAGGCACCAAGCGTCCGACCCAGCGCGATGGGCACCAGTCCAAGGTCGCCTTCCACGAGAAGGGGATCGATGTCACCGGTCCTTCCGGTGCCGACCACCTCAGCGAGCCATCGATATAGCTTCCTGCCCGATGGGCCTACCTTCCTGAGGGCATCACTCGACGGATGAGCCATCGGTGACCTGGAGGCCACCTCTTCGTCGAAGCTAAGTTGCACTTCAGCGCCCTCAGGAACGTCCATGGCGAATGTACGACCCTGGCATGTGATCACGATCTTTGCCATCTCATGCGGACTTCTTCAGAATCAGATCGCGAAGGCGAGTGTGCTCCGTGGTCATCATCGCGTCCATCATCTCCCTCTTGGTCCTGTGCTCATGGCATCCGAGACGCCACTTTGAGCCCACCTTCTCGATCTCACCGAACCTCTCAGCCAGCGAGTAGATCAACTTGCTGTCGTCGATACCACCATTCTCGAGATCCATCACGTAGGACCCGGTCCTCTTCGGTGGAGCAGTCTTGTTCTTCTCCGTTCTGAAGTTGATCCTGACGGATGTCGCTGTGTCCATCTTCTCTTTCGCGGAGACCGTGAATGTCTCCTTCTCAAAGTCATTTGCCCACAGCTTCACCTCAACTGAGGTTGCGAATCCCTGCCCTAGTCCACCTGGCACTGTCTCTGGGTTGCCGAACATGACCCCGATCTTCATCCGAATCTGGTTGATCCATATCTGCGTTGGGGCTCGACCGTACTCCCGTGCAATCGAGTTGGCAGTGGCTTGAACCTTCCGGCAGAACTTGTTGACCAGTCGCGCCTGAAGCCCCTGTTGCCACTTCTCGGTGGACTCCTCAACCTCTTTGGATGGAGTCATCGCAGCGATCGAGTCCAGGATGAAGAGATCAACCGCCCCCGTCCGCATGAGGCTGTCGTACAGGTCAATGGCCTCCTCGGCTGTGTCTGGCCGCGCATACAGAATCAGGCTCTCGTCAAGACCGAGGTTCCGTGCCCATTTCACGTCGTAGCTGCCCTCCAGGTCGATGACAGCCACCCGGAATGGCTCGTAGGAGTTCGCTGCGTACCCTTTGATCCGTTCCTTGAATTCAGTCAGCCTCTCATCTGGGTACTTCTTAGGGTCGAAGAGACCCGAAGTGTGACAGTCGCAGTGTCCTACCTGCTCTCTGTCGTCACCTTCACCCTCCAGGGTGTAGTCAACCTGACGGAGGCAGTTGGCGCACAGACCCTGCGCCAGTGCGGCGATCCGGTACGCAGTAGTCGTCTTTCCCGAGCTTTTCGCCCCGTAGAGCATGGTGAGCCTGCCCACTGGCAACCCGCCACCCAAGGCGATGTCGAGACCCAGAGACCCGGACGCAAGCCTCGGCATTTCGACCGTGGTCATGCCAAGCTCGACCACCTTCGTGCCGTAGTGCTCTTGTACCGTCTTCGCGAACCGCTTCAGCTTCTCTTTCCTACTCATGCAACCTCCACATGCACAGCATCTTGCTGTGAATCACAGTGCCACCTGGTGTGGCGTTTTGTCAAGTTTTGACACCGAGTTCCAGCCAGCCCTCAGAGACCTCCATGTGGAAATCGAGATCACCAGCTGAGATTCGCCCACGCTTAGCCACTGCCTTGCGTACAACCAGGATCATCCCGTCCGTGTAAAGGCGGTGACCCATGTCTGTCCTGATGGGTGAGTCCGGCATCGCACCGCTCTTGACCCAATTACGGATCGTCGGCACTGACCTGCCAACCCTCTTGGCAAGATGAGCCACCGTCCACCCCTTCATGTTGCGACCGCCAAGCACAAACGGCACCGGACGCCGCGCACGTGACCCCTGACGCTGTGTACCCACACGAGTACGATTCCTGGCGTTCTCACGACACTTCTCCGCGTAGTCTTTGTCCTCTCGATACCGTTTCCTGCGCTTGTTGAGCAGTGTGTCTCTGTTCTCAGCGTACCAACGTTGGAAGTAGGTCGTCATATCTTCACCCCGATCTCCCGGTAGAAGCCAACACGTCGTGCCCTCTTCTTTCGGGCCTGAACAATGTTCTGATCCCGCACGTCTACGATGATGGGATCTGGTTTGCGTTTGCACTGTCCTGCGCGCCAAGGACACAAGTGAGCACACTTGGTCTCCTCGGCCTCGCAGTAGCGTCGCACCCTTCCTGCTGTCTGCTCCACGTCGCTGATTGGAGTTGCCAGGTAGAGCATGTCGATCGCTGGGATGTCGAGACCTTCTTCGACCATCTGCTTCGTCGCCAGAACCACGTTGCTGCGCTCTGCCTCCTTGAGGTCCGATTCGCTCTTCCCGCCTATGTAAAACCCGATGCTTGCCAGCGACTTCTGGCGAGCAAACGAGGCAGTCAGCATCGCGTGCAGGTCACGCAACTGCTTGAGTCGTTCCGAGACGACCATCACCTTCCTGCCCTCGGATACAGACTTGGCGATGTCGTCCGCAATCATCCTGTTCCGAGCAGGATCGATAGCCAGCTGTGCTAGGACCTGGACGTGCTTCAGGTCATCTGCTGCGACCGACCTACCAGCCAGGTTGCCGCTCCTCAGCTTCAAGTCACTATCCAGTGTTCTCACCTGTGGAACCAGACCCTTTGTCTTCGCCCTGTATAGGATCTCGCCAAGGTGGTGGAAGAAGACAGCCTCTGCCCTGTCCTTGCGTCGAGGGGTAGCGGTGAGCCCCAACCTCCACCGCGCACTGAAACGCGGCACAACGCCTGCCCAGGTCGCCGCACCTATACGATGACACTCGTCGCTGATGACAAGCCCAAAGGCATCGTAGATGTCCTCCGGGTACTTGCCGCCGTTGTCNCGTGCAATCGATTGCATCATGGCAAGGACGAAATCCTTGCCTTTGTACTCACACCGGTCCTGCTGGATCACACCGACATCGGCACCGGGGAAGAATTCCTCGATACGCTCTCGCCACTGCCGCAAGAAGAACTCCTTGTGAACTAGGATCAGCGTGCTCTTCTGGAGCCTGTGGGCGAACTCCAGCGCGACGTTCGTCTTCCCGAACCCGCAACTAGCTTGAAGGAGGAACCCTCCCCACTCGCGCGTGCGCGTGAAGTCCAGCATCGCCTCCAGGGCAGAACCCTGTTCGACGTAGGGTCCATCCATGCGGAGCCTAGACGGGAAGGTCGCCATGGACGACCCATCTGACACCTGGATCAACTGTTCCGGGTTCCTGCGGGAACGACTCACGAAGAACCCCCGTGGGATGCCGAGCATACCGTTTTTGTCTTGGTACATTCGGATCGGCTCAGGGGGCTTCGAACCAGGGAAGTCAGTGGGCTTCTGAGGGGTCACAGTCAGCTGTGTCTTGATCTTCGCCATCTGCGAGGAGGTAAGTTCCCGCTTCGGCAACCACACCCATCCGTTCACTACGCACTTCATCCTCGTCCTCCAAAAACAAGCGAGGGGGGAGTGCCTATGGAAAACACTCCCCCCTCTGACGCCGAGCAGGAACCAATCGAGACCGCCGACTCAGAACATGTCGTCGTCATCGTCAACGCTCGACGCCTGCCCCACGATCCTCTCCAGATCTTCGATGGTCGAAGGGATGAAGGCTTCCGCGTAGTTGACAACATCGGTCTCCAGGTACTCCGCTTTCGCTCCGAGTTCCAGCAGGTATCCCTTGATGTCATCAGGTTCCACCTTCTGGACGAACTCCCACTCGTCGCCAACACTCGCACTCTTCGCGCCCGTTCGGTACACGTCGAATACACAGCCTGTCAGGTCGCCGCCGCACTTCATGGCCTTGCGCTGGAGCATCCGCAGCGTCCCAGGCTTGTCCTGGCTTCCCCGCTTCGCTCCGAGCAACTTGCGCCCGAACTGGTAAGTGATCCCCTTGTTTGAGGTCCAACCCTCAAGAACCACCTCACCATCGACCTCCTTCACGTCGCCCATGTCGATGACGCTGAAGTAACCCGTGTAACTGGGCCACAACTCAGTCTCACACAAAGGACAACGATCCTCGATCCCGTTCTTCTTCAGGCACACAGCCTTGTCAGCGTTCTTCGTGATCGCCCACAAACCATGCTCGTAGAAACAGAACGGCTCGCTGTCGAGAAACATGACCCGCTTGGTCACGCCAGCAGGCATCCAGAACCGGCGAATCTCAGACTTGGCTTGCTTGCCCTTGTCCTCACCTTCTGGAGCGTCCCAACCGGTTGTACCAAATCCACTCATCTCACTACCTCTTGTTTTCCCCTTCCTGCCGGGGAGGCTACATGTCGAACCACTTTCGACTCGCTAAAGATAGACGCCATTGCGTGTTTTGTCAAGGCTTTTATTGACAAAAGGCGTCGCTTGGAAGATGAGCCCGAACCCAGTCCTCTTCAAGAGATCCGGGGTCCTCGCCTTCGGGCAGAAGAACCGAGAGGGTACTCACGCCTAGTTCAATGAAAGCGAGTTCAAGCTCAGCATTCATCGCCCTTCCTGCCACGTCCCCGTCTCCAAGGCAGACCACCCTCTTGGTCACTGCTCCAATCAGCTGAACCTGTCCAGGAGAGGGAGACGCGCCCAAAATGGCGACAGGACTCCGTACACCGGCACACCAAAGCCTCAGAACGTCCGTTGTGCCCTCGCAGATCACTACGAGGCTACCTGGTGCCACCTTGTCCACGCCGAAGACAGAGGACCGTCTCCACGCACCTGGTGAGTGTCGATATTTCACGTAGCTCTGGTGACACTTCAGGCACTCAGATCCAGTGAGCATGGATCCGCAGCGAAAACACCAATCCTCTTCCCAACATGTACGGGCAGTGCACCCGACAAGCAGACCGTCCACGTCACGAACCGGAAAGACCCACCGTTTGTTCTTCTCGTCGTGGCCTAGACCGAAGTGTTCGTGACACTCCACTGAAAACCCCCTCTCGAGGACTACGGGTGGAGGCGGCTTCCCCAGATAGGCGGCTATCTCTTCCTCTGTCAGCTTCGGCACTTCTACACGGAGGGTCTCTCGGTCCACCCCCCTGCTGAACCCGGATGGCAACCGTGACGAAGTCGTCCCGTGAGCCCCGCCAATGCCGTAATCCAGGCTCGACACTGGGACCTCCTCGTCCGGCACATCGTAAGCCAGGCGCATCGCCCGCGCGTGTACCCGCCTTTCGAACTTGGAGAGCCTCCAGAAGAAGCCCCGCAAAGACCCCCTCTCGCCACAGCTGAAGCACTTGTACCGCCAGTTGCCCCTGGCAGTCTGGTAGAATCCGAAGCTCGGTGAGCTATCTGAGCCCCCTGCGTGGGTCCATCTGGCGAATGGACAGCTTGCCGTGACCTTGTCGAATCGACTCTTGCGTATCTCAACGCCGGTCAGCAGCAATATCTTCTGAAGGGTCAGACAGTCCATACAAGGATGGTACTACCTTTGGTGCGTTTTGTCAATCGTCAAAGAGCGCATCGTAGGCAGTGAACTCGTCACCCTCGGCCTTGCTTGTGTAGGTCGGACTGACCGATACCTTCTGGACTTCCGAGAAATCCATCGTGTCGAAGTTCCAATTCGTGTCGATTGGCTCACCATCCCACGCGCCTCGACGCACCTTGCCCACGTGGAAGCGCATCAGACGATCGTCCTTCATGTCCTTGCCCTGCTCCATCAGGAAGACCCCGTGGGCATCCCAGAGCAGCTGGTCAGACAGCGCGATGTTGCTCGTGTCGTACCCTCCACCGAACTTCTTGTCCTTCACGGTGGTTCGATTCATCTGGTGGAAGCACACGAACGGGACGTTCTTCCGCTTCGACGTGGACCTGATCCAGTCTACTGCCTTCTCCGTCCGTTCTGCCTTGTTGCCCCTGAACTGAAGCATGTAGATCGAGTCCACAGCGACCAGGTCTGGCTGTACTCGATCTATCGCAGCCTCCATGGTCTCAGGCGTCAATCTGTCTGCACTATCAAGAACCCAGGCACCTGACCTGCCAGTGGCGTCAGTCACGGATGTCCGCAGCTTCTCGAGTTCGAAGGCACTCAACGTGCCCCGGATCGCCTTGGTGCCTGAGATACCAGAGTCGTAGGTGAAGTATCGCTCGGCGATCTCTTCCTTGGACATCTCGGGGGAGATGATCAGTACCTTGTGCCCCAGGTTCCAGGCGTGATGAGCAATGAGGACCGCCACCTGCGTCTTCCCCGTGCCCGGTCTAGCTACGAAGTAGGTCGCTGTGCCCTCCCATAGGCCCATCGTGATGTGGTTCATCGTGTCCCACGGAAACGGCACCCCCATCTGGCCACCCAGGAGAGTCTGGTACTTCTCGACAACGCCCTCGGCGAGATCGAAGAGTGATGTGGGGTCGATCGCGGTGGAATGAAACGACTCCGTGTCGATAAAGCCTTGCAGCTTGCCCAGAGCAGCTTCCGGGTCGTTGCGACGGAGACAGTCAGACACTCCGTGCACCACGCCCTGGACAGCGCGGAACATCTTTCGCTTCACCAGTTGGGACAGAATCCACCCTGGATCAGCTTGAGGGTCGTCCACCTGGAGATCACACACCTCGTACACGATGGAGATCGATGGTGGATCCCCATACTTGTCGGCATGGCTCTCGATGAAACTGTACGCTTTCTTTGCCTTGGCTGAGTCCAGATCCGACGAACCCAGACCAAGGGACTGAAACCTGGCGATCACCCCAGGCTGAGTCAATGCCCACACGGCACCTGAATCAAGGTCCATCCTGTCCGTCCATGAGTTGGTTCAAGAGCGCAGACTTGGTCTGCTCTCGCTGGTCCTTGCCATCCACCAGAATTGGCACCATGCACTCCTTGATCGAATGCATGGTTGACGGCTTCATCTCTGCCTTGAGTACCTTCAGTGACATGTTCGTGGTCACGAAGGTCACCAGTTGGTTACCGTTGCGGTGTCTGATGAGTTCATCGATCAGACGCAGCCCGAAGCCAGTGCTGTCCTGGACCCCCTTGCCGAGATCGTCGAGGATCAGAACATCCACAGTCTTCGCCCGGTCCCAGACCGACTGATCCGCATCAAAGCCGTGTCTGTCAGCAACTACGGTCTTGAGACTTGATGCCTCCAGAAAGAACACCGACAGCCCGTGTCGCCTCAGTTCCTTCCCCAGCAGAACCGCAATGCACGTCTTCCCGGTACCGTTCGGACCCCAGAGCAGCAGACCGGCTCCCATCTGAACCATGGAAGGTAGCTTCGATATGTAGTTCTCGACAGCCTTCGATGGACTACCCTTTACGCCTTCCTGAACCAGGTCGAAGCTCACAGTCCAATACCGAGCAGGTACGCCCATACGCACCAAGTCAGATTGGGTCAGTTTTCGTCTGAACATAGTCACCACCCCAAAGCAGGATCGTCGCTCTCGCGATACTCATCGCTGTCCACCGGGTCTTCTGTCTCGGCAGTCCCGTTGAGTTCGATCAGCTGGACCTCTGAGAAGATCGAATGGCGCGCTGCGTACAAGAAGCCCATCGTGGGCTGTCCACGCAGCCTGCCTCGGCTCTTCTTCACCATATCAGGCCAAATCTTGCAGAAGTGCCTGACCCCCTTCTCAGCCAAATCCTCCCCATACTCGGCGAGGACCTTCTTCGCGAGGGTGCGTTCCTTCACTGCCCACGCAGCGACGAGAAAGCGTCGCCCGTACAGGGCTTGAATCTCTTCCCTGAACCACCTTTCGACCGTCTTGGAGTTGGTCGGAGACGGCAGCTGTTTCTTCCGTGAGGGTCGCTGTTGTCGCTTCTCAGCGACCTCGACCTTCACCTGCTGCGTCTTCTCGAGGGACCCTTTGACTTTCGCTCTCAGTAAAGAGAGCTTCTTTCGACCGCTCACCGTGCCTCCTGACAACTTTGACTTCCAACGTGTGAAACCAGCGCAGAATCTTCCTGCGCTCATCTTCGATGAGGACCTCTTGGTAGTCTCTATACCTCTCTTTGTACAACTGCTTCACTCGGCCCATCAGCATTGCTGCCGCCTCCTCTTCGGAGGCAAGCAACAGATCTCTGAGCGACCTCGCGTCGATCACGAACCCAGTTACGCCAGGTGCCTCGACGTAGTCTCCGACTCGCACTGGACGACCCACTGGAACTCCTCTGGCAACTCCGAAAACAACACCTCGGCACAGTCCCGCATCCACGACGGCGTCTTCATGCGTCCGCGCGTGAGACTCCAGCCATCGTACTTGAGCAACCGAGCGAGATACTCCAGGCGCTCTCCCTGGTCATCAGTGAGCGCGGTCACCAACTCGTGGATCTGTTGAAGCCGATCCCGCCAACCCTGGTTGGGATGAATAGCCATCTTGACGTTGACGCCTTCATTGAGATCGACACCAGTNGTGCCAACCACCCNAAACAGACGATGCATGGACCTGAGCATCGACCCTGTGATCCCACAGGGTCCATGCGTCCTAAGTGCAATCAATTGCGCCGTTGCGCTCATCCCTTGTCATGCTCCGTGACATAGTCGAGGTCGATCTTGATCTTCGACCTTCCACCATGCGCTGCTAGGATCGTCCTGATGGCAGCGATCACTGCTCCGCTTCGCCCAATGACCTGCCCGACATCATCTGGACAGGTGTGAAGCTCAGCCAGAAGTCTGTAACTGGCTGGAACTACGTTGACCTCGACCTGTTCGGGGTGATCAACGATCGACGAGACCATGGACCCCACCAGATCTCTGAGTCCGTCGATCACTTCCTTTGTCACTCGCTTACTAGCCATGGTCACTCGCTTACTAGCCATGGGTCAAAATCCAAGGTCCATGGGATCTACAACAGTCTGTCGCTTCTGTGTGTCGAGTCTGGTCATCCCAGTTCGTCCCCTGAGGATGGATATCCTTCCCCTTTCTCGAGCCTCACTCGCCTCACGGAGAGACCGTTTCTTGCGCGAGTATACTGTACGCAGTGCGGCTCGTGTACCTGAGGTGAGGTGACCGAGCGTTCTGAGTTCGTCGCGCGCTCTGAACACAACGACTCTTGCCTTGCCCCCCAGCTTGATGCTGAGGAGCGCGGCAATCATCTCATGATGCGTCATGCGAAAGCGGTGACGAGGAGCTTGTCGGCCCTCTCCACGAACTTGGAACCGGAGCCAAGGATGGCAGATTCGAAGCGATGCCCGCCGCGAGAGGTCCGGTGGTAGTTGGTGTACTCGGTGACCGCGTTGTGAAACGCCCAGCCTGTCCCTGACACGCCAGGGATGTCCTGACCTACGCCATTGAGGTACAAATCGCGCAGTTGAGCCTGCTGATTCAGAGCCTTCGTCGGATTGCCTTCCTCGGGGAGGGGGATCAGGCTGTCAATGATGTCAGTGACCTTCTTGCCGGTCAGCTGGATGCTGGCGAGCCACTTGATGTACTCCTCGTTCGCCTGGTGAGCCTCGACGGCAAGGCCGAGCGCCTTTTGCGCGTCTGCAACGCGGCTCTTCATGTTGCGCGTGTGACGGATGGCAATGCCTTGAGACTTGCCCCGGTTGAGCGCAACGCGGGCAGTGTTGGCACAGACCACGCGAACCGTGGTGAAGAACACTCGGAAGCTGCCACTGCCATCATGGCAGTTGTGCCCGAGCAGGTACTGGTCAACCTTGTCGCCAGGAACCGCTTCGAACTCGCCAATCTTGCCGAGCATCCACACAGTCTTCCCGCCGCGAAGCGATCCAGCCGTGTGGTACTTCATCGAACCCTCGGACACGAGAGCATCCAGGAATTCGAACGCCTCAAAGTTCTGGAGGCACTGGTAGCCCTTACCGACAACGCCCAGCTGCGCGTTGCTGTCGGAGCGCACGACCACGCGATGCGTGGGCACCTCTGCGATCTCCTGGAGAGCGTCGAAGTGAGTGAAGAGGGGCATCTTCTCGACTTCCCAGTCGAGCCCGGAAAGGTGAAGAGCCTCAAAAGAAAGAACAGCGTNCTCTCCGACGTAGGTCCCGAGACCATGCCAAGGGACCTGACCGGCGTACATCATGGTATCTACTGCTGCGACCATCGTTGGCCTCCATCTGGTTTGTGGTCAGCTTGTCTGACACTCCGAATATAAACCACCCCCATTAGGATGTCAAGGACTTTTCCTGCGTTTTGTCAATAAGGTCGTGAACCTCAGGAACGTCCGTGTTGACGGCTTTGATCTTCCAAAAGCCAAACCCCCTGGCCTGGTCTCCAACATCCAACCCGAAATAGAATCCAGCTGGAGCAACCTCGTTCAGCGACCCAAACAGCAACTCCACCAACTCGGTCGCCTTGTCTGAGACCCACCACTCCTCTTCCTCGTCGAATTTATCACCGAGAACGTCCGCAATGGCATCTGCGTGCTCGCCGTTCGTCAACTCCACCCACTTGGACCCGTCCCACTCCTGGTCACGGAGAGCACGCAGAAAGGGCGGGATAATGTCACACAGCCTGAAGAGCATCTGGTCGTGAGTAGCGGCGTAATGCCTCAGTGCTGCCTTGAACTCTTCCTCGCTCAAATCGGCGGGATCGTTGCCCACAACCTCTGCCTCAATGACATCATCCGAATTCCGCGCAGCCAGCAACTCGTCCCGCTGCTGTGGGACCGGTGCAGTTGACGCCACCTTCAGAGCCTCGATGTCAGCATCCGTCATTGAGGCAAGCCTGGCGGCAAACATATCAGTTCCGATCTGAGCCCCGACGTAGAACCGTATGTGCGCCTCAAGCTCAGCACGTTCCTTGGCTCTGAACTTCTTGTAGCCCTTGACCTTCCAGCTGCGAGCTACCTCGCGCAAAGCCTTCATGGTCTTCGCACCGTCGATGTCCTTCTCGCACTCCTCGATCCTGATGTCCTCGGGCATCTGAACCCGGTACTCAGGCACCTTGTACTGTGCAGCGTCAACTTCAGCGTCCAGTTCTCCGCTCTTTGCCATCTGGACAAGTTCATCGATCCCTTCAACGTCTGTCATGATCCACCACTGGGCTTGTGGCCGAGAGCACCCAACGCTCTGGCCTTTCATCTATCCTCACCGTAATCGGGTCCTGGTCTATCTTCATCGTGCAGTCAATACACTCGGCCTCACCAGGTGGGCATTCCAGCGTAATATCACCATACTCGAGGAAGAGCAGCGGCTTGCACGACTTGAGGACCCTGTACTTAATCGAGCCCTCTACAAAGTCCAAGGCGGCAAGGTCAGCAAACCAGCCCATGACCTCTTCCTCGTCCTCCCCATATCCATTGGCCAACAGACAGGCGGCGTGCCTGGCCACCCCTTCGGCCAACTCGACCCCACCCAATCCACTAAACTGAGGGGTGTCCAGGGGCAACGAAGCACCTTCGGACCATCCATCTCCGAGAACGTCGGAGTGCGGACTGTAAAACTCCTCTCGAGTCCTGCCGTTGAGGTCCGTCACGAGCGTCGCACCCATGCTGAAGCTCACCTTCGGTTGATGCTGAAGGACGATCGCACCGGTCAGCAGGTCTAGACGAGCCCGAATCCACACCCCTAGTCGGGTGCGACTGTAATACGCGAGGCTCACTTGGCCTTCCTGGACAGTCTCGACAGCCTCGACAGCCTCGTGAGCTTGATCCTGGACTTCCGCTGCGATTCTTCGTGCTGAGCAGTGCTCTGGAGGTCATCACGATCCAGGAACCGACGCTTGCCGTTTACCTCGACGACGAAACACTTCCGTCCCTGTCCACGGAGGAACTCTACGCGGAGCCGTTCCGCTGTCGTCGGCTTCACCAGGTAGCACTCGGTGCCTTTGCGGACCTCGTACATGCCCTTCGGCCTTTGATCGCAACATGCCGGTCCACACGAGTGGAACATCAGGTCTCTCGACAACCAGACTGCCTTTCTCACTCCACGATCCCGTGAGTTTCGTAAGCGATGTAGTTGAGCAGGGTATCAAGGTCCGATCCAACACCTGCTCGGTTGAACCGGTGGCACATATCGACACCCTTGAGGAAGTGCCGCCTGTTCTCCCTCCGCATCGACTCCCCGAACACGAGAGCCTCTTCCTTCAGGGCGGCAATCTCTGCCCTCAGTGCGTCGTTGACCTCTGCTGCCTCGTCGGCAAGCTCTTGCCAGGTCGGTTCATCCAGATCAGCTGACGCAGACACCTCGATTTCCCGAGCATGGGGTTCGACCTCAGCAACCTTCGTTGCGATCCACGCCTCGTACGCCTTCGACCCGGCTTTATCCAGAAGAGTGCGCCTCGCGAACCCCAGGTTGGTCACCCTCTCGCACTCGCGTCTGTACGCAGTGCGAACACCTGTGTTGGACACCCCAAAATGACTCGCGATCCGGTCCCAGGTGCACCCGTTGAGGCGCATGCCATGGATGAGCTTCATCTCATCTCGAGTCCAGTCACGTCGAACTCGAGATCCACCCCTCTTCCCCTTCTCTGTCGGGACGAGTTTCACGTCCTTCTTCTCTTTGAACCCCATACCTAGGACCTCTTGCAGGACCCTCTTCGTGAGGGACATCTTCTTGCTCACGTGTACCAAGGGCACTTTGTCCTTGGCGCACAGCTTCTTGATCTTGTCGTATTGGGAGTGGCTCATGTGATCGTGCATCACGAGGACAGCCTCGATGCCTTTCACGATTGGCACCTGACGTCCGTCTGCATCCCATCGGCGCACCACGTCCAGCCCCATGCCCGCCAACTTGCCCACGTAGCGGGCGTTGTGGGCACTCTGGCCTCCCACCAGCATCACGTCCACGTCTCTGCCCTCAGCTGCTCTGCCGTCCGCAGGTCATTCTCCCAGGAGAGGGTCTTCAGCATCTGCACCAACCGTCTCCACTCGTCTTCAGACAGTCGGATCTGGATCCTCTGCTCATTGTTGTCTGCATCGAACGCCTTGACGTTCAAGCCCAGCATCTCGTCTCGTGGAACCCACTCGCCCGAGGCTTTGCAGAACCCGTACTTAGTGTGAGTCGCCATTGTTCTCCTTGAGCCGCAGGATCTCTTCCATCTTGGAGATCACCTTCACGGCGTACTGCGCGGCTCGCTTCCCGCAGAGCCTCCCCCCGTTGTAGTGGCAAAGAGCCTTGCTCACCCCCTCTTCCTGGTACTTGGATCGGTATCGCTTCCAGGTCTTGACGCCCTCCTTGATCGTGTCGCACCCCTTTGGGTCCTTGTTGGGACAGAAGTACTTCGGAAGGATCTGGAGAGGACCGATGGCTCCGTGCCGAGATACGGCTTCAGGATTGAACCTGGACTCATGCCAGGCGATACCCAGGACCTCCTCAGGTGCAACCGATTGCGCCTTCGCTTCCTTGACCAGGTCGTTGCACGTCTGCATGCGGACGGATCTCGATCCATCCGTAAGGACGAGCGACGACACCAGGACGGTACATACCGCGACCCAACTCATTGGAACGCTGCCAGGATGTGAATCAGGAACCAGATGCCGCAGGCAATTACTGCGACACCGAGGATCGAGCGAATAAGCTCGACTGCGATTGACTTCGTCATCTGTGACCTCCATCTCGGATGCTCCGATAGCATCCCTGAGTTGACCCCTTTCGTCAAGAAACAAATGCGTCCATGATCGTGTCCACTGACAGCGTCCTCAGGGACGGGACGTATGGGGCATCCAGGTTACCGATGAAATGCTCATCGACCCAGGTTACTTTGATCGCCCGTACCTCATCGACCGCTTGCAGCCCTGCCTTGCGTAGATCCATCTCCAGACTCACCTCGACCTGCCTGTTCGGCTTCTCAAAGACCCAGTACCCTCTGGCAGTCCACAGGTGGATCCATTCTTGAAGCTGATCTGTCGGTGTCGAGGACGGAATGCTGCGCACGAGTATGCGCTCATGCCCGCGCCTATCAGTGTGGTAGTCCACCATGTGGTTCCGTGGATCTCCGAACTGATCTGCCCTTGGCGTCGAAGACAGGGACTCTCTGATCGTCGTTTGGACCCTGACCTCATAGTAGTCTGGCGGGCGCGTGGGACGCTGCTTCCGCAGGTCACCTGACCACGCCTTCTTGACAGCCCGAGAGGTCACCAACCTGCTTGGCTTGTCCAAGACGATGGACCGCTGGTTGTTGATCATCTCGATGATCTGGTGGAAATTCCATACCTGCTGACATCTGGGGGCTCCGTGAATCCATCCCTTCCCCCTGATGTAAAGAGTCTCCAGGCCCATCGTGTAGAAGTCCTTCTTCACATACGCCTGACTGCCTTCATCGGAGAGCCCTATCATGTCGAAGACCAGACCCTTTGGTTGGTCAACCAGCCAGCCACAGAAGTAGTGATCCTTCCCTGGCATCATCTGAGTGACTGGACCCTTCCACTTGACCCACCCTGACTCTGTCAGAACAGAGGGGGGCGATGTGAGGATGAGCATCGTTGGAAATGGAAGTTGATCCGGCAAGCCGATCTGAGTGCATTGGTCGAAACGCTCGATCAGAAGCTCCTTCAGAGCGTCCTTATCCTCGCTCTCAGCCATGTACCACTCTTCGAAGAGTTCTGGATCGGGCATTTCGACCCCACAGTCGGAGGCCACCTCTTCCGTGATCTGGTTCTCCAGAATCTTGGCTCGGTAAGAGCTAAGGTGAAGAGCCTCGCATGGAACCTGGAAGACACGGACGCGACTTAGGCACTCGTCTACGACTCGCGCCATCGCCTTCCGGTCAACCGTCGAATGCTTCAGGAAGCTGTTCCTGTCCAGTTCGGTGGGGATTCTACCCTTGGTGACTGCGCTCGTTACGCAGCGCGCCATTGCCATGGCTTCAAATGTGCATGAACGCCGCTCAGCCTGGTTCCAGTCGGAGAACTTCGCAAGGATCTCTGCCTCAAAGCCCTCTGGGATCTCGATGCCATGAAGCCAATCCAAAATGACTTGGCGGCGTTCATGGGACGACTCAAGCCATTTCACCCATTCCGCTTTGTCGCGGCGTACTTCTTCTCGATCTTGATCGTACTCGTAGGGCATCGCGCCCTCCATCTCAGCAGGCGAACGGACCTCCAACAGCCCAACGCCAAGTGTTCTGCTTGTTCAGCCAAGCGATGAAATCAGGATGATGCTCCAGACCATGCCGTGAGACCTGGCATGCGTTCAGACCTGCCACCACGCCTTCGAAGCATTCGATCTTCAGCCGGTAGACGGCGAACTCGGACAGACATGGAGGCTCAGGGGTTACCTCGCCCGTACGCGGGACGAAGTAGAAATGCTTCTTCTGACCTCGATGGCCTTTGATGCTTTCCATGATCACCTCCAAGCCGGGTCGGGGTGGCTCCGACGACGCTCCGCTGCGCGCTCATCGCGCTCTTCAGCGTCCAGGTCGCCGAACCGATCAAGAAGCTCGGCTCGCGCCGCCTCTTCCTCTTCCCAGATCATCTGCCGCCGCGCAAGCTCGACCACGCGATCTCTCAGGGTCTCGCCCTCGACCTGCTGCTGCAAAAGCAGCTCTTTCATCTTGCTCATCTCTCCTCCTCGCTGACTTCATGCCAGCCATCTACGGACAAGATAACCTGTCTACGATGTTTTGTCAAGGGTTTTCTTTGGCCAGCTTCGGAAAGAAAGTGCTTGACAAAAGCTAGTAGGTGGTTTAGATTGGTTGCAGATGGTGACAGATGGTCGCCGACTGAGAGGTGCCCCCAAGCTCCCAAACAGGGCGCGGAGGGTGAGTAAGTGTAGAGGGCTGTGATCGGCAAACAATCGTGAAGCAGTCAGAGAGATCGGAAGGTGTGGGAACCTTCTGCGCGGGTGAGACTCCCGCTGCAACGAAAGCAAGCCGCCCCCGACCTTGGGGTCACCTTTGAGTCAGAGTAAGGAGCGAGGAGATGAAGCGACGACAACCTAAACAGCGTACCTCGAGCCCAGTGGCAAAGGGGCTGGCTGTACGCAGCGGGTCGTTCTCGGGTCATCATTCGAACCGGGCTTACGACGTGAAACGAGGACATAGCCGCAAGGCTAAACATAAGGGAAAGGCGGCATGAGCCGGGGACGACAACATAACCGTAACCAACAGGCGCGCGCTAAACGGCGTTCTGTGGCGACCTTCCAGCTGATCGACCGGCAGGATGGTAATGATACGCAACGACACCTGGACCCTGTTCTGGTGGGTAGGCGGGCGGCTACACGTACCCTGCCTTCACAACGACGACGTGAGCGTTACTCGCGTCCACGGGGGTTCTGAGATGGGCATTTCAATTCTGACAGGCGTAGAGGGTGGCGGGGAGCATCCCCAAAGCATCTTCTTCTGCAATACGGATGGTCAGGCTTTCGGCCCGGTCATGCCGTTC